ACAGACAAGGAATACTGGTATGTCGCTTACACACATGATGGTGAAGCTGTTGGGTTCGCTGGTATTGTTCCCTCTGCTCGTTGGTCTGATACCATGTATCTTTGTCGGGCAGGTGTTGTACTCAATCATCGTGGACGCGGACTTCAGAAAAAACTTATTAAGGCGCGTATTCGCAAGGCCAAAGCATTAGGCATGAATTGGGTCATCACGGACACCAACAAGAACCCCGCATCCGCCAACAACCTGATATCTACAGGCTTCAAAATGTTTGAGCCATTAAAACCTTGGGGTTTAAAAACGGCACTGTATTGGAAGTACCGGATCAAACATGCCGTATAAAGACAAAACTGTTAAACAAGCTAAACAAAAAACGTACGCAAGTACGTACTACCAAAATAATAAAGCTAAAGTACTGGCTACAACTAAGGCGTCTGTTAAAAAATATAAAGATCAGTGGCGTAGCTTTAAAGCTACATTAGCGTGTGTGCAGTGCGGACAAAACCATCCGGCTACGCTTGACTTTCATCACATTGACAGCAGTACAAAAGAAGCTTCCGTCAACAAGCTAATTAAATATCGTGCCTTTAAACGGGCTATGGAAGAAGTCAAGAAATGCCTCGTGCTTTGCGCCAACTGCCACCGCATACACCATCACGACGAACGTGAAAATAAAAAAACCAAAAAGAAGGGGGCCAAAGCCCCCTAGATATCAATTTGATATCACTCTGTCTTAGCGGCCTCTGCGGCAGCTTCAACTTCCGCACCGTCTAACTCTTCTTCGGTGTCATCTTCGTCTTCAAACTCTTCGTCATCAAGCACGATGTCATACTCTACTGCCCAACCGTAATTTTCTTGAAATTCCACAAACTTTTGAAAAATTTGGATCATGTCAAAATCGTTTGTCTCAATAGAGAGCTTGTTGTTACCAAAGTAACCAAATTCCATCTCAAATTTCATAATATACCCCTGTGTTTATGCAGTCACCGCGACTGCAAGTCCATCGTAGTTTAACTTTGTGACAATAAAAAGGCCACCCGAAGGTGGCCTCAGTACGCAAGTTGCGTATATCAGAATGAGCCAGATGAGCCAAAAATGCCCAAAGGATCAGACCAGCCAAAGCTGTAACGCTCACGAGCCTTGTAACGAACGTTGCCGGTGTCAAAGTCGCCGTCCATGCTGTTTTGCAGTGGTGTACGAACGAAATGCTTCAAACCGTTAGGTACGTCTGTAGTCAAGAACCAAGCATTAGTGTCTGTCAAGAAGTGGTTTACGGTGTAACCTTCAGGGATTGCGCCGTTGTTCTTGATAGCATTAACATCGTTGTTGTTAGTACCAACGCGCAATTCAGTTTCGAGTAAACGAGTTGCAACAAACATCAGTGCTGGAGGAATAATCAACTTCTTGGGTTTAGCAGCGATCAACAGTCCACGCTCATCAGTCCAAGCAGCGATTTGAATAACGGCGGCTTCCAAGGAAGTCTCGTTCAAGTCAGCTTGAGTAGATGGGGTATTGCTGTTAGTACCACCATTGACCAAGGGGTGGGCAGTAGAGAACAAAGCTACACCGTCACCACCAGCGTAAGCAGCAGAGAAACCGTTGTTCAAAACAGCGGCACCCTTAACTTGCTTGGTGTATGACATAGCACGAGCCAAACCTTTGGTGTAACGAGCAGACAAGCTGTCGTACAAGTTATCTTCAATCGCTTCTTCAGTGATCGAGAAACCCAAAGCAATGGTTTCGTGGTTGTAGCGTGTTGTCCATGCTTCTTGTGCATTGTCATAAGCGATGGCAGAACCCTCGTTCTTAACAGGAGCAGCAGAGAAACCAGACAGTTTTGTCTCTTCTTCAAAAGAACGCTCAGAGGTTTCAGTCTCATAAATTTCTTTATGTTCTTCACCGTAACGAGCGTACTCCAAACCAAACAATGCGTTCAGGCCGGGAAGGAGTTCTTTCAATAATTGTGCACGTGAAATAGCCATTTTGAGTTACTCCTTAGACGTTAACCGCTTGGTTAGTGTTGTTATAGTACTCATGGATACCGAAGTTGAATTTTACAATTGCTTCTTGGTAAATCGTGAACACCATAGTGCTGTTTGCTGGGATGGTAATACCTGTTGAGGCAGTGCCGGTGGGTGAGTTAACTGTCGCGGCTTGTGCGTTGATAGAGATTGTCTGTGAACCTGTGCCTGTAACAGCAGCTGAAACACGTGAACCTACACCAATGTACTGACCGTTTGAAGCTAAGTAACCAACGTCTGTACCCAAAGGCAATGTTCTGCTCAAACCGGTCACCACCAAGCTGGTAGTACCACCACCACTTGCCAATGTTGCGGTAGCAACAATAGCTGTATCAGGCACCAAATCAACAATACGGATAGGCAATGTTGAAGTAGCGGCTGCAGTAGCAGAAACAATACCGTTGGAAGAGTTACCAGTGTTGACGTTACCAGCCAAGTTGGAAGCTTCAACGTTCATACCGACGTCGGAACGCGCAATAGAACCGATGGTTGTACCACCTTGAGCAGTAACAGCAGCTACGCGAAACAGTGTGTCAGGATCATCAGTCACGATAGCAACTGCGTCACCAGCCAAAGTGTTTGCGGGCCAGAATTGGCTAAACTGCTTTTGCTTAGTAATAGGGTTAGTGAAAGTGCAGCCCAAGAACACACCAACTGTGCCGTTACCAGCAGAGCCGGTTACAGCGCTACCACCAGTGGTAACAGTTGAACGTGTAATAAAACCACGCGATTGACCTACGATATCACCGTAGAAGATGTTGGTGCCAAAGTTGTACTGGATTGGAATGTTCCGTGTTGAACCAGCAAAGACTTGACCACCAATCAGATTAATGGGTTTGAACCCATATGGGGCATCAATAATTGGATATGCCATTTAAAAACTCCTAAAAATTTAAGAACCGGGACCGAAAGTGACCTTGGTGCTTCGTTCAGAGAACTTCTGCATCCGAGGGTCATTCTCTCGAAGGAAAGAGTTGTCCACCGACTCCATTTGAGCTTTGTTTTGATTGGCGTAATACTGTTCACGTTGTTTCAAAAACTCTTCTGGAATACGGCAAAGCAACAAACCACCTACTTCAATACCACCTTTAAAGCGGCCTTCAGTAGTAGCGTGCATCATGAGTTCGGGATAATCCTCTGCCTTGCAGGGCTCATATCCTTCACGTAACTTACTAGAAATGTTTGTGGGGTCAGACTGTCCCATCATGCTAATTCGAATGTAACGATGCTTCCAACCGGGACGGTCGTTAGGCATTGGCAAAGTCTCGGGGGCACGCCACGCTTGGGCACGTTGGAACGTAACCTCACGGGAATCCAGCTCACGAGCCATTCGATTTTGCGGTTTGGTTTGTAACTCAGTCATATTCATTCACCTCTATTAAGTAAAGCAACCTGTTTTGCGTATTCTTCTGGAGAGACCCCGAGCTTGCGAGCTAACGCAACTTGGGATGCCTTCAACTTGACGCGGTTAGGCGGGGTGCTGCGAGAAGCCGGAGCTACCACTGCAGCGGATCGTGTTGCACGGCGTGGAGGTTCGTCCTCTTCTGCCGGTTCTGCCCTTTTTCGTGGAGGCGGGGCATCTTCTTCCTCATAGCTCTGAGTATCAAAGTACTCAGGAAATCGTTTACGCATTGTCTTATCAACAGTACGGAAGTACTCTTCTGTACCTACATAATCCGCACCATACTCGCGTTGTAACTTTTTGTCAATACCCATAGCAGCCATTGTCATTTCATCATCACTTCCAAACCAATCGCTGTTGGAATCAATCCATTTTTTGGTTCGGGGGCTGACTTTAGGTTGCTGGGCATCTTCACGGACGGGAGGCTGGAACTTGTCTTCTTTGTCCAACTCAACGGGTCGCATGCCTTGCGCTTTGTCAACCTTCATGGTTGCCCGTGCAATCTCTTTCTGGGCTGTGGTCAACGCGTCAGCGTCACCTGCTTCATAAGCTGCTTTGAATTTCTTCTCTGCGGACTCAAGTTCAATTTGCGCGGCGGACTTGGAAGTCTCGATAAAGGCTTTACTACCGTTGGATAGTTGTTGTTTCAGACGTTTGTTTTCTTCAAACACCTGACGTGCAAAATCTTCTGCCGCAGCGCGTTCGCGTTCAGCTGTTTCTTTGGCTCGGCGTTCATCATGATAACCACGTGTAAATTTCTTCAGACGTGATTGAACTTTTTCATCATATGAGGCCAGCTCGTCATCGGTTACATCCTCGGGAGGAGGCGCAGCTTTGCGACCGCGATCAGCGGGAGGTGTGTCGTCTTCAATTTCTACTTTGAAGTCGTCGTCTTTTTCTGTAGCTTTTACTTTGGTTTCTTTTTCATCTGGAAACTCAAAGTCGTCGCCTTTAAACTCTGGTAGTGCCATATATGCTCCTTATGCAGCGCGTGTAATGCCGCGCGGATCTTCAACAACAGCCTCAATCGAATCATCATTGATGATGCGAAATTCACGGCCATGAATCTTCAAGCGTGTGCCTGAATTGGGTCGGACGATGACAAAATCACCTTCCTTGCAACTCGGTCCGTTAGGGAAACGAGTAGTGTCTTTGTAGCAGTCAGGCCCAAGCTTGACGACAAAAAGCACGGGAGTAAGCACTTCTTCGTAGTGCATAGTCTGCGCCGGTTTGTAGATTTCAGTACCCTCTACTTTTTCTTCTGCTTCTGGTACAACAGTAAGAATATGAAACGTTTTTGGGTCTGGCAACTGCTTAGCTTTTTGTTCAGCATTCTTATTCAAAATGCCAGACAAGTCCACGGCAGCGACGTCAAATTCAGTCATCAGATTTCTCCATTTTTTGCACAAGGTCGTTAATGATTGTCTCTGCGGTCATTAGACCTTGGATTAGTCCGCAGAGGTTCTTGTATTCAGGGTAATCTTTAGCGCTACCGCGTTTAACCGCGGTCTCGTAAGTCTCACGCTGTTTTCCAATTTCTTTAACGATGTACGCCAATGTTTGGTAGTCGTTCACTCATTTACCTTTGTAGGTGGTTTGCTAGGCGGTTTAGACTGCGTTGCCCGTTGCGCTTGTGAAGCCATTTGCGCTTTGTGTTTGGCGATATCAGCGCCAATCCGCATGCCATCAGTTTCCTGCTGGCGTCTGGCCTTGTCTTTGTTTGCAGCGGCTGTAGCCGCGACTTGCATTGCTGCAATTTCTTTTTGAGCCTCGATTCGCGCTTCTTCCACACGGATGCGGTCGGCTTTTTCTGCCGCTTCGATCTGCTGTTTCTGCGCTTTGAGTTGAAGCTCTTGTCCTTTGAGCTGGAGTTCCTGCATCTGCATCTGCACGACTGGGTCCTGCATCTGCTGCTGTGCCTGCTGTTGTTTGGCTTCTTGCGTGTCGCGCTGCAACAGTTGTTGTGACGCTTGCGCTGCCATCGCAGCAATCTGATCCGCCATCTCTGGTGGAACTGCTTTGTTTTGCTCTTCCGTTGGAAGGATGTGGCCCATCGCCTCTTCAATCTGACGACGGTATTCAAACGCAATGTGCTCATTGATGTGCGCCATCGCCGCAGCTTGAATAGCCTGCGCCTGTGGGTTCATCTGCATGAGCTGCATGATTTTGGGGTTTTGTATTGCCGCCATGTGAGTCTGAATGTGCGCCTCATGGTTTTGTTCCATGAACGCTTTGACAGGCTTCATTGTTAGCAAGTTTTGATTCTCTGTGATCGGATCAGTCGGTATTTGATCGTCATCAACTGGAATCAGTTTGTTGGCATTTTTAATGCCTAGCACCTCAATCATCTGGCGATGAAGCAAGGGTAAGTTGTAAAGTTGGGGAGCGGTCTGCGCCAACTGCAGTGCAGCTTGATACTGCACGATTTTCTGCGCCATTGTTGACGCATTCGGATCAGACACCGGGATCACATCCACGCTGTCGTAATCAGATTTCTTTGCTTTGCGTGAGCCTTCTTCTGGCTCGTAGTCATATTCTTCTGGTGTGAAGTCAGCAATGATCACCTTGAGCAGCTTGAACTCTTGCTTCATGGTGTAGTGCATGCGAGCCTGCACAGCGCCCATCACTTTCAAAGTTCTCTCAAGAATCGCAAGGGTAGTACCCACCGGCGCTTGCGCACTCATATCACTGACCTTCATGTCACCAGAAGACGCAAACTGGCGGCCCTCTTGAACTATGCGGTCAAACAGTGTGTAAAGTACCTGACTTGGTTCTTTGTAGGGCAGAGGCAAGATATTGTCCCTGATGCTTCCGGCGGGCACATCCACGTCTCGCCATTCACCCGGTGCAATCGGTGTGTCGTCACCTTTGATTCGCAAGCCGCGAGACTTAAGACCACCGGGTAAATTAGACAAAGTGCCAGCATCAACGAGCTGACGAATGAGCATAGTCGCTGACTTGGCGTAGCCGCCGATGAGGTGAATGAGTCCGTATCCATAGAAGCCAAACCCCGGTATATATTGGTAATGTACAAAGTGCTGACGTTTCATGTGCAGCTCATCACCTTCATACCAGTTGCGGCGAACAGCAAGAACTTTACGTGTACCCTTCTCAACAGTTACTACGTAGGGCAGTGCAATGCCAGTGGGTTTGCCCTTTTTGTTCTTATGCTCATAACCGGGAAGATCAAGATCAACGTGCATCTCCAAAATACGGAAGCGATCATCTTCAATCGCAGACATGCCAGTCTCTTCCGCTTTTTGTTTTTCAATGTCATCAAGCTCATACGTGGGCTCACCCAACTCCACATCCATATAGAACCCAGCGTCCTGCAGCTGCAAAACTTCATTCTCAGTCTTACGCATCACGTGCGTTACGCGTGGAGATGTCTCTAAATTAGATGCGCCATATGGCACAACAATGTCTTCTGCAGGAATAAACACTGCCATCTGACGACCCTTTGAGGGATCAAAGTACACTTTCTTAAATGCAGAACCCGCAATCGGCAGGTTCCACAACATCTTCTCATGCTCTGGACGGTACTCATACATCACTTCCGTGAGCTGGTAATTCATGTCCTCACGCACGCGCGTGGCTGCATCTTCTTTTTCAGGTGTATCTTTACCCAGAATAACAGTCTTTACAGGGCCAGCTGCTGGGAACGTTTCTGTAATACCTTCTGACTGGAACCTTACAACTGATTCTGTGAGCATGGGGTGGAACACACCACACGCACCTTGCCAAGGCTCTGTCCTGTCCTCGTACTTCAGACCCAACAACTTCAGACCATCTACATATGTTTGCATCCAATCTTTACGATCATTGATGTCTTTGCCAAAGTCTTCTACAAGCTCACCACCTAACACCTGCAAAAATGAATCATCCAAGTATTCAGCTAAGTTGGCATCAAAGTCTTCTGCTGTTTCAGGCTCTGGTTTGAGATCAATCTCCATATCACCAATGCCAATACTCACCTCATCTGGGTTTTCAATTTGGATTTCAATGGCGTTGTCATCCATTGAGCCATACCCTTGGGGTGCCTGATACAGTGCTTTCTCCAACATAGCGTTTCCTTAAACTGTGTAAAACCGCTCACGGCGGTGACCTTTAAACCATTTGATCTCTTCTTCCTCGTCACTTGGAAGTTTGAGATACCCACCTTGACGAAAGCGCATGAGTGCCAGTGTCATTGAGTCCACCAAGTCATCATGCTCCCCGGATGGAAAGGACGCAACTTCGTCCACGAGTTCTTCCGCCCAGCGTGTCTGCGGTGCCCATACTTTACCTGACCTGAAAATATCTGCAACAGCATTCAAACGTGTGATCTTATCTTGTCCCTTGCCGGGACTAAACTCTTGCACGGGTATGCCCATCGCACGAAACTCTTGGATCAGCGGCGCACCAGCTGCCTTCTTCTCCACCAAAAACGAATCGGGGTCCCATTCTTCCCACTCTTCAAACGCCCACTTCTTCAGTTCTGGGAACTCCACCCGTCGTTTGGCTGCATTTAACAGGATCAAATTAGGCAGATTACGATCCTCTTGGTCGTAGAACACCCCCCACGTTGTCACTGCAGAGAAGTCATTGATCTTCTTTAACTCATGTGCGGTATCCCAAGACTGGATGATGAAGTCACAAGGGGGAGGATTGTCCCCTTCCCACCACTTCCACCACTCTCTTTTAACAATCGCACCCTGCTCGGAGGTCGGTTGCTGCTGATATTGAGCCATCCACTTGCCCAGTGGCAACTCTTCCCGCAGTGCAGCCAGCTGCTCCATAGGCCAAAACTCAGGCCAAAGTGGTCTTTCATTAGGCAAAATCGCTGGAAACTCGATCACTTTCCACTCTTCACCAGACCTTTGAGCGGCTGATCTCAACACCTGCGCAGTCAAATCACGCAATGACCAGCGTGTCATCACAATCACAATCGCCCCACCCGGCTGCAAACGCTGCCGAGGACCTGACGTATACCATTCATACACTTTATCGTACACGTCTGGGTTATATGCACCTATGGCAGCCTCTTGTTCTGAGTGCGGGTCGTCAATAATAAGCACGTCAGCGCCCTTACCAGTCACAGCACCGCCCACACCAATCGCAAAATAGTCACCACCGAAGTTTGTGTTCCACCGTCCAGCCGCTTTTGAGTCAGTTTGCAGCTCAATCAGGGGGAAAATCTTCTTATAAGGCCCAGAATCCACCAAATTTCGCACTTTTCGACCAAATCCAGTCGCTAATTCAGCTGTATGGGACGTTTGAATCACTTTTTTGTGCGGAAATTTACCCAAAAACCAAGCTGGCAGCAGATATGACGCAAATTCTGATTTGGTATGGCGCGGCGGCATGTTAATAATGAGTCTTTTCACCGTCCCATTAGCTACTTCCTCAAACGCCCGGGCCATTCTCTCGTGGTGCCTGCCATGAATGAACGTTGGCCACACCGCTCCCACAAACTCCATAAAGTCATCCTGCGCCAAAGCGCGGATTTTTCTCGTTTTAAGTTCTTCTAGGATTTCTGTGACTGCTTCCTGCTCATCTGGCGGGAATCTTTTGATCAACTTATGTAAATCTGCAGGGGACATCTGCCTAACCCGCTCAATTACCTGCGGGTTTTCAAATATCTTCTTGGCGTCACTCATCTACACGCCCATCATCCAAGACAACATCACCCAACTCTTCATCCAAGTCAATCACTTCAACTGCTGGCGCATCAGGCAGGGGGTCAAATTTGGAGGTCAGGTCTTTGCTCTCCACATCAAGGATGTCACTCATATAAGAAGACAGCTTTTTGGCCAGCTCATTCTCCAACTCTTCCGTTGATCTGTGAGTCACATTGATCTCAATGCGTTCAGTAAACGCACCAACGTCTGACATCTTACCCATCAGCTCCAATGCCTTGAGCTGAGTCTTTTCTTGGTTGGAAGTACTAAGCTCCAACAACTTGAGCTTTATATATGAGCGCAGCTGCTGTGAGTTTCTTACAACATCAAAGTCGTATTCATCCAGCAATGCCTTGAGCATCATGGCACGGGGCGCTGTCTTTATATCTTTGGGATCGGCAGTGGGGTTATCCGAAAACACAGCTCTGGTAATTTTGCGGTCGGCTTCAGTAGGTTGCAGGTTTGAGGTATCCAAGCCGTTAGCTTCCAAAAACTCCACTGTATTAAAGAGAAGCTGCGCCCGTTCACGCAAATCGTGAATCTCCTCGCTTGTCATCTTAGATGGCGGGGGCACATTTAATTCTGGTGTAACAAGAATCATGTTCAAATTTTTTGCACCGAAGTTAACGGGAATGGCGCAAATGTACACTAAATTTTACAAAATACAAAATTTATTTACGACTACCCTTTTGGGTCCCCTTACCGGGGGGTGTTTTCTATATTAATTATAGCGAGAGTTTGGCCCGGATTTGTAAGGGGTACCCCTCTCAAGATGTTGTGGTGTGTTTAAGGGATAGGCTTGTTACGTTTGTCTTGTGTTTTTGTTTGTCTCTATTTGTGGGTGTTTTAAAAATTGGTGTTGTAACGCGCAAAACTCAGTACACATACTCGGCATGGAACCATTCCCTATATCTTGGGGGTGGGGGTATCGACTTTCGTACAGTACGAAAATCATGTCAGGGTAGGGCTATCCCGTGCAAAGTTATACGATTCAGGTACAGTTCAGTTGTCGGTTGCGAAAACAATCGTTTTCCCCGATGCTCTTTGAAAGGAAACATCATGAGCGCACTTTCCCTGACATCCTTGGCGCAAGCCTGTGGCGCATCCGTTGGCAACATGAACAAGGCTTTGGCATCTGCTGAAGCTTTTAAGACTGAAGCCAATAACAACATCTTGGCTTTGCACAAAGCCAAGGCAAAGATCGGCACTTACAAAAAGGATGGCACTGGCTGTGGCTTGGCTACCGCCTTTGTAGATGGTTGCATGGCATCTGGTTTAACCCAGAGCACCGCGCAGAAAACCTATTTGCCCACCTTTAAAAAGGCGGTTGAATCAGGCAAGGCGGTGACTGACTGGAATAGTCAACGCGCCAAAGCCAAAGGCGGTACATCTAAGTCCGCTAAAGGTAAGAAAGAGTTTGCGGACAAACTGGCAACAGTCTACCGCGACGCTGACTTCGAAGGCTTCATGGAGGACTTGCAAACAAGTTATGAGAACGCTGAGTTTGATACCTTGCATGAGGGAATCAAATCTTACCTTGAAGCCTCTGGCATCAAACTGAAAGACTAATCCTCTTTCGTACAGTACGAAACCCCAGTCGAAAGACTGGGGTTTTTCTTTTAACTTTTTAGGACAACATCATGATCGCATCTGAAAATTCTCTGGCTTCATTTATTCCCAAAACATCTATTGAGGAAAAACCATTATGGTTTTTTATGGAAACAATAAAGGTTGGCAAAACCTTGGAAGGCATCTTAATTATTCGCTTCACCGATAACGACAATGTTGAAGTTCATCACGGCTCAATAACGATGCGCAAAGACGGCATCATGTTCAACTCAAACTAATCTCAAACCCCTGACCGAAAGGTTGGGGGTTTTTTTTCGTCTCAAACTTTTGAAACCTGTAACCTCACCGCGTGCCGTACAAAATGTGGGCAGTATGCACATCGTGGGACGCACAGAACACCTCAACCTTTCGTACCGTACGAAACCGTACAGAAACCTGTAACCTTATCGTGGGACGTACTACACATCACTAAATTACGCTACACATACTACTACTTATACCATCTTGACTTTCGTACCGTACGAAACCTGTAACCTTACTGTGGGACGTGCTGAAACGTAATACTTTCGTACTGTACGAAATGTAAAGTTAATACGATGCCGTATTACTCGCTAATTATTCTGCAATATTCTCCACACTAGAATAATACAAAGTCCAATGAAATCAAGCACTTACGAGGAAAATTCCCCCTATTATTCTATTATTCTTTAAAAATATATATATACACCCCAAATTTATTTTTCACATTTGCTAATTCTCATGTGTATGCACACACAAGTTTGCGTGTAAGTTTTCATGTTCTTGTTCATCTTTGCTTTTTGTCTCGCATAACCCGAAAAACAGAGAATAATAGAATAAAACAAAAATTTAAGCCAAAAAAGCCTTACAAATCAACAACTTAGCTTTATTCTCACCCATAGAATATTACAGCATAATATAGAGGTAATACGCTTTCGTACTAACTAGTAACAGCTTGACAAGGTAGCAAAAACCTAGTATAATTAAGGCTCATTCGGAACATCTCCCTATGACGCTTTCGTACTGTACGAAAGTGGTGGTACACCACACGCTCTTTAACAACTTGCATAACACTCTGCAACATCTTTTACTTTCGTACTGTACGAAAGTCGAGGTAACCGCAGTAAATTAAACCGTCGCTTGCTTGATGCAAGAAGCCCACAGGTAGACAGGTTGTATGTATTGGATGGATTGCGAAGCCCACGATACACACATACCCATGAAGCCTTACATGGAGTGAATAGACGTCCCGTAGTCAGTCGGGGCATTTTGTGGTGTAGGTTAGTAGTGTGCTGTATCGCACCGAACACAACCGATAGCGAAGTGCAAGCCAATGTAGATACTGCCTAAATGTGTGGGTTGCTCTGCGCTAATGACGCAACAACCCTAACGTGGAGTATGTATGTGAGAGTGTTGTCTATATACACAACACGGGGCTATCAATCTTGGGGAAACCCGAAGTATGCCTTATGCCAACACCGAACACATTACCAACAACCACTAGGAAGCCAAGCCGTTCGTACCGTACGAATGGGAGATGTGGCAACGACAAACACTATCGCAGTTAGTAACGCCAAACCAAACAAAGAGAACTAATTATTACGACAGCGGGTAACCGCAGAGACGATAGCGTGTAGCACACTTGGTTGTGTGCTATGCGGTGGCGTCATGATCCACTAATTCATCAACCAACCGAAAGGACTTACATCATGAATAAATTAGAGCGCAAGTTAATCAATACCAAACATCGTGACAAGATGTTGTGGTGTGGCTTTACTACACAAGATACTGCAAAACGACAGAATAATGTCAAGACAGATTCGTACCGTACGAAAGCGTTACAGCGTGATAACTTGAAACTTGAAAAGGATGGATGGAAATGAAATACAAAACATTATTGGAAGCGCAGATGGGCGAGTTCCCTGACAGCATCGTGCTGAGTGACTACGAGATGTACAACGCCCTTGCAGATGCCGTGCCTGATTGGTTGATAGACCACAAGTTTGAGGACTGGGACAAGTACGACGCCCGACATGAGATGGGTTGGTGGAGTGAGAGCCACTACGAGGAGTGGAAGGATGTAAGGATAGAGCAAGCCCGTGCTCAATGGGCAAGGAACGCCATGCTGTACAAGTCGCAGTATCCGAAAGGGTTTTTCTATGCGTGTGGCAAACGCCCCGATGGTACGTACAGATATGTAGGTTATCGATTCGGTAAGCGGGACAGCGAATACGCATCAGGTTTTTATGACATGACATACACACCACAGGAGGTATAAAAATGTTTACATGGAATTATCGAATCGTAAATGCCAAGTCTGAAAACGGTGGTGAGGATTGGTACTGCCTACAAGAAGTTGTGTACAACAAGAATGGCGAACCCACAGGGCATGGCGATCCATGCACAGGCTCGGAGGACATGGAGTCTTTGAAGGATGTGTTCAAGATGCTGAACGAAGCGATGGAGTTACCGCCATTGCAAGAGAGTGATTTCGTACCGTACGAAAGAACGGATGATGAGGATGACGATGAGTGAATCAGCGCAGAGATTATTTGTAGCAACAACATTTAGAAGGGGGGATTACATGAGTGCAAAGTACATAGCCAATGGCAAGGCACGAGCCTACGTGCAGAGGTTGGAGTTGTTCAAGGGTTCTAACACATGGAGTGAGTGGTACGAGCAGGGTGTTGACGGGACACGGGATATTATTAAACGGTACGTGGTGTATTCGTTTCGCTACAACTTCCCATTGTTTATATATGAGCCATTGTCGGACACATGGTACGAGAACACGACACGGTTCAGCCGTACAACAGCCAAGCACAAGACGCAGATGCACCCATGCGTACCCACTAAGCCATTGTGTTTAGAGGATATGCAGACTGTGCAGATGTATGGATCGGTTGGTTTGATTTCGTACAGTACGAAAGTTAACGATGAAGGAGGGTTTAAAGATGTTCCGTTCTGATTGGAAAGAGTGCCGTGAGTGTGGGGATGACATACACATTGAACGGTGGAATCTTGGGTATCGGCATTGCCTGATGTGTGGCGAGGATGTTGCCCGAGTTGAACGTGCCAGTTGGTGCGTGGTGCAAGAGTATGGCAAGGGCGGGTATATGTACGTGACGAGAGAAGCGGCAATAAGTATCACGCTGAAACAAACTAACCAAAAGAACTTGAGAGGTGGTATATGAAAGTGAGAGACATACGCAAGCGTGCCAAGAGTAAGTACAAGGTTGAGTTTGGTGTGAAGTTCTTACGGGACAGTCAATCCAAACGATGCCGTACATACGTAGCAGGGTGTGCCAACTGTGATATATGGCGCTTCTACGACATGAAGGGTAGGTTCTGCTATCACTTTGAGGAATTGCAGGACTTTATGGAATGGACAGAACAGGAGGAAAAGAATGACGTACGGGTTATTGCAGGATGAGTGTGAAGGGTACGAGTGCCAACGGTTGAGCAAATGGTTTGCCAGTCGCATTGATGCTCGGTGGGTAATACGTAACAACTTTAATAGGGGGAAGCATGATTGAATTCACAACAACAGAGTTGGTGTTATTGGTGTGGGCGGTTCTCGTTACAGGTTTCTTTGTTGACGCCAAGCGTGAGGTGTTAGCCGTGCGTAAATTTATGGTGCATTTCATTGAGAACGATGCAGATCGTGAGGAACTTGTGCGTGAGTGCAAGAAAGCCAAGGCTGAACTTGAAGCCCGTGTCAGTAAGTTATAGATTGACATAGTTGTGTCGATCTGTTATAATATAGGTTGGTTGGGTAGTATTGTGTGTAAGGTGATATGGTTTCGTACCGTACGAAAGCATATTGAAATGTAATGAAATATGAAAGGGAATCATCATGGAACAAGTAAATGTATCTAAATTGTCAGGCTCTGCCCTGATCGTCAATCTGTCTATGTCTGTATGGACTGGGCGTAAGTTGGACAAGCGTGTGTCTGAGGAAGTTGACCAAGCCAAGTCAACCAAGACTCGGGCGGGTAACTACAACAAGAATCTGTTGGCGGGTTCGGGCAAGTTGGAGGAGATCAACAAGGTTGCAAGCGCAATCCGTACATGGCACTACAACGTGACACAGCCTTGGGGTGACAACGGTGATCGGGTGCTGAACATGGCATCGTTCATTGATTACAAGTCACGACTGTCTGAATTCGAGACACAGTTTGCAACATCGGTCAACAACTTTCTCAATGAGTACGACACGCTTGTTGCCGCCGCCGCTTTTCAACTTGGTGATCTATTCAATCGTGAGGATTATCCGCACCGTGATCAGATCGTGGGCAAGTTCGGCTTTCGCTATGCGTTTACACCATTGCCTATGGCGGGTGATTTCCGTGTAGATATTGGTGAGGAAGGCTTGCGTGAGATGCAGGATCATTACGAGGGTGTGTTGTCGTCACGTCTCAACGATGCAATGCGTGATGCGTGGGATAGGTTGCATGGTGTGTTGACTGCCATGTCAGAGCGACTCGGTGAAAATGAGGATGGCAAGCGCAAGATTTTCCGTGACTCGCTTGTCGATAACGCTGTTGAGTTGTGTCAGTTACTCAAGCACTTCAACATCGGTGGTGATCTGAAGTTGGAAGCCATGCGTATGGAGTTGGAGGACACGATGCGTCATGTAGATGCACAGTCATTGCGTGAATCAGATATGTTGCGTGAGCAAACCAAGGGCAAGGTCGATGCCATGCTCGACAAGTTCTCATTCTAAATTTGGGTGGGCGGTTTCGTACAGTACGAAACTTGCCCTTGTGTGTAAGTTGTTATGTGTTAGTTATTTGTGTTAGTTGTTTTTATTCTTTGAAAGGAATCAATCATGTCTATGTATAAATCTTTGTCCCTGTCCCAAACTGCTGACCTTATTGCGGCTGTCGGTGATCTGCGTACTGTCTTAGCGCAAGGTGAGATGGGTATTGGTAAGTCATCTATTCTGAAGATGCTACGCAACAAGCCTGAGTTGAAGGATCATTTCTTTTGCTACGTTGATATCACTACTAAAGATGTTGGTGACTTCATGGTTCCCAAGATCAAGGACATTGACGGCAATGAGGTGTGTCGCTTTGTTCCTAATGAGGAATTCGGTTTGCACTTCAAGGGTAAGAAGGTTGTGATGATGTTAGACGAGATCGGCAAAGCCAAGGGCGGTGTACTTAATGCTTGCTTGCGTCTAATGCAAGAGCGTTCATTGGGTATATGGGACTTGGAAGGTATTGTGTTTGCTACTACCAACTTATCTATAGAAGGTATTGGTGATAACGTACCGCCCCATGCACGTAACCGTGTGATTCAGGTACGTGTTGCCAAGCCCAATGCTGAAGAAGTTATGCAGTATGGCATCAACAATGGCTTTCACCCTGTGGTCATTGCGACTGTGCAAGAGTTCCCCGAGATGTTGGCATCGTTCGAGGACTACGAAGATCCACGTCAGAATACATACATCAACGATCCCCGAGATGTGCGTATGGCGTTCGTTACACCACGATCTTTGGAGACAGCGTCCGATGTGATCAAGCGCACCATGATCTTGGGTGATGATGTGATGTGCCATGCCTTGAAGGGTACTGTCGGTGAGAAGGCAATGCACAACTTGTTGACCATGATCAAGTTGGATACGCAGTTGACTAACTGGGATGATCTCATCAAATCACCAATGACTGCGACTGTGCCAACGTCTGCCCCTGCATCATGTATGTTGATTGCCAAGGCAGTACAGCGCATTGAGAAGCCTACGGTGGATGCGTGGATGCAGTTCTTGCCACGTATGACTAAGGAAGCGCAAGGCTTGTTTGCACGTAGCGTCATGTCTGATATGTGTCCCAAGCGTACGATTGCGGCAACTAACCCACGGTTCGCTAAGTGGGCGGCAGACAACAACTACTTGTTTGCACGTAAGTAATAGTAGTAACCCGGGGGGTTTCGTACAGTACGAAACCCTCAATATCTTTAACCATGAAAGGAAATCATTATGTTTGTAACAGCAACACAATCTCTATCCGCACTCAAGCGGATTGAACGGGCTCACGTTGAGTTGATGGCACACAAGGCAACGATGGAGTATGCAGGTGTCATCATGGTAGGCAAGTACCGTGTAGATGAGGATGTACCAACAGCTTGCACCAACGGCATCGACTGTATCTATGGCAAAGAGTTTGTTGAATCTCTGCCTGATGGTGAGCTACGTGGTGTGATCTTGCATGAGAATCTGCACAAGTTGTTTCAGCATACATTCTTGTGGAAGCATCTGTATGAGGACAATGCCAAGTGTGCAAACATGGCGTGTGACTATGTGATCAACCTCATCATCAAGGACATTGAGAAGGCAACGAATGGGTTTGTTGTACTACCCAAGATGGGCTTACTCAGCGAACGCTTCCGTGGCATGGACTCACAGGAAGTATTCAACATCCTCAAGCAAGGTGGTGGGGGTGGTGGCGGTGAGGATGGTGATGAAGGTGCAGGTGGCTTTGACTCACACGACTGGGACACAGGTGATCTCACACAGCAAGAGATTGAGGATCACATCAAGGAAGTGAACCAAGCAATCCGTCAAGGTCAAATCCATGCAGGTAAGATGGGTGGTAACTTGTCCCGAGAGATCGGTGCATTGCTTGAACCCAAGGTTGACTGGCGTGAACAGTTGCGTGACTTCATCTCATCATTGTCTGTGGGTAAAGATATATCCACATGGCAACGTGTTAATCGTAGGTGGTTACAGCACGATATGTATATGCCCTCTACCGTGTCCGAAAGCATGGGGCGTATCTGTATTGCCATTGATACATCAGGCTCTATCGGTGGTGATGATCTCAATAAGTTTCTTACTGAGGTGCAGGGCATCTGTGCCAACGTCTCACCTGAACTTGTTGATCTGTTGTATTGGGATACTGAAGTTGCGGCGCATGAGATATACGACCGTGACAAGCAAGATAAGTTGACACAATCTACCAAGCCTGCGGGCGGTGGTGGTACTGATCCTGCGTGTATCCCCGTGTACATCAAGGAACGTGGCATCAAGCCCGAGTGTGTTGTCGTGTTGACCGATGGGTATGTCGGTGGATGGGGCAAGTGGGAACATCCCGTGCTGTGGTGTGTAGTGGGTGGGTACAAGCCCAACCCTCCAGTCGGTGCAGTCATCTACGTTGACTGAGTTACAGGTATCT